CACTATGCCATAATACAATTGTCCCAAGACCATTATCTAAACGACAAATCTTTGTTTGAGTCCATGTCTGATGAAATGAAACATTATGATTTGTGGAATAATACAAAGTCAGGTGAAACAGCACCTTTACGTTCAGTAATGTCTGAAAAACTAAACAACCCTAATGATTAAGGAGAATATATAATGAAACTAAGTGATACTACTAAAGAGATACTAAAAAACTTTAGTGAAATAAATCCTAATTTGTTAATCACACCAGGTAAACAAATTAAAACAATCTCAACAATGAAGAATATACTTGCAACAGCAGGTGTAGAAGAAGACTTTCCACAAGATATTGCCATCTATGACTTATCTGAATTTTTAGGAATGTTATCATTGTTCAGTAAACCTGTTTTTGACTTTGATGAAAAGTTAATGACAATCAATGAAGAAGGCACATCAACAAAATCAAAATACTTTTTTGCAGACCCTTCTATTTTAACAACGCCACAAAAAGATGTGAAAATGCCTGATACAGAGGTTGAGTTTACATTAACTGAAACTGACTTAACAAAAGTTAAGAAGGCGGCGTCTATGTTACAATTGCCTGATATCGCTATCAAGTCTTTGGGTACTGACATTATGATGTCTGCTATTGACAAGAAGAATGATACAGCGAATACCTATGATGTAAAAGTAGGTGAAACTGATAAGAAGTTTGAGTTTCATTTTAAAACTGAACACTTTAAAATGTTACCTGGCGATTATAACGTTCATATATCTTCAAAACTTATTTCTAATTTTAAACACAAAACAAAATCAATACAATATTGGATTGCGTTAGAGAATACAAGTAAATATGAAGGTTAATTATGGACAATTTATTATGGGTAGAGGCGTATAGACCCTCTACAATTGATGAGTGTATTCTACCTGCTGAGATTAAGAATACATTCAAATCTATACTGAAACAAGGCGAGATACCTAATCTACTATTAACAGGTACAGCCGGCACAGGTAAGACTACAGTTGCAAAAGCATTATGTAACGAACTTGATTTAGACGTTATGATGATTAATGGTTCTGACGAAGGTCGTTCTATTGATGTTGTAAGAAATCAAATCAAGTCATTTGCTTCTACTGTAAGTTTATCTGAAACAAATAAACCTAAAGTCGTTATAGTTGACGAGGCAGATTATATGAATGCTGAAAGTGTTCAACCTGCTTTGAGAAACTTTATAGAAACGTTTAGTAATAATTGTAGATTTATATTTACATGTAATTACAAGAACAAAATTATACCTGCAATACATTCAAGATGTACTGTAATTAATTTTTCTATTCAGAAAAAAGATAAAGAAAGACTTGCTGGTTTATTTCACAAAAGATTATCAACAATACTAGAACAAGAAAACGTTGAGTTTGATCCTAAAGTATTAGCAGAACTTATCATTAAGTTTTATCCTGACTTTAGAAGAACGATAAACGAATTACAAAGATATTCCGTATCAGGTAAAATTGATACAGGTATACTTGTAACTATATCTGAAGCAAACTTACAAAGTCTTACAGAAGCATTAAAGACTAAAAGTTTTCCTAGTATGAGAAAGTGGGTTGTTGATAATATAGATCAAGACCCATCAGGTTTGTATAAAGACTTATATCAAAACTTTTATACCACTCTACAACCACAATCAATACCACCTATGGTTATTCTTCTTGCAGAATATCAGTATAAGAATGCTTTCGTAGCAGATCCTGAATTGAATATGGTCGCTTGCCTTACTGAAATCATGGGCGAGTGTAAATTCAAATGAGTGAGGATTATAGTTTAACAAGTTATCTCACAGCAATCAATTGGTCTAAAAAGAAGTTGATGGATACTGATGATGAAACTTGGGAAAAAAAGTACCCACCTTATATTATCAATAAAGGTCTCTCTTACTATTCTGATACAGTAATGTATGCTAATGAAATGAATAGACTACATCATGCGTCAAAGCATATGCAATTTTCTTTTCTAATAAATACTATACGAAGTCAAAAAAGATTTAGTAAGTGGTTGAAAGCATCTAAAATTAAAGACTTAGACGCTGTAAAGACTTACTTTGGTTATAGTAACAATAGAGCAAGAGAGGCACTATCTGTACTTACCAAAGGTCAGATTGATTATATAAAAGAGAAATTATATAAAGGTGGGAAAAGAAAATGAGTGAAGTTATAGCATGGAAACCAGACAGCATGCTCGAGGTGAAAATCAAAGAGCCAGACGATTTCCTAAAAATTAGAGAGACATTAACCAGAATAGGTGTAGCAAGTAGAAAAGAACGAAAGATATATCAATCGTGTCACATTCTACATAAACAAGGTAGATACTTTATTGTACACTTTAAAGAACTGTTTGCCCTAGATGGCAAAACAGCAAATATTTTTATTAATGACATAGAACGAAGAAACACAATCGCACAATTATTAAGTGATTGGGGTTTGATTGAACTAGTAGGTGATGTGGCAACAAAGGCACCGTTGTCTCAAATAAAAGTTTTACCGTTCAAAGAAAAACATGAATGGGTATTAGAACCTAAATATAACATAGGTAAGAAAAAAGAAGAAGAACCCAATGAAAGTAAACAAGATTAAATCTTTTTTAGAACAAGCAGAACTTGATATTGAAAAATATCGTGCTCTAATTATATCTACTGAACATGGCGATAAAGGCAAAACAGCAGAAAGATTAGAACAAGAAGCAAAACCTCTTGGCATAGAAACCTATATTGTTCCTCTACAAGGCACATATCTTACAGTAGAAGATGGTGAGACTACAGTTTACAATTTAGAAAAAGATGAGAAAGGATTTAAAATAGATCCTGATAATACAGTTGTTTTCTTTAGAGGTTCACCTGAACGTTTAAGTTACTTAGATTTAATTACACAATTAGAAAGACTTGGTTTTCCTGTCATTAATAGTCGTTCATGTTTAGAACGTGCTAACGATAAGTATAGAACTTACCTACGACTTAAAGAGTTTGGTTTAGAACAACCTAAAACTGTTCTTGTTACAACTCATAGTGGTGTAGATGATATAGATGTTTCAGTAGAAAAATTAAATAGTAAATTTCCTATGATTATGAAAACACTAACAGGTTCTAAAGGTGTAGGTGTTTTATATGTTGAGTCTGAAAGATCATTAAAAGCATTAGTACAAACACTTTATAAAACAAATCCTGAAACTGATTTGTTATTACAAGAATATATAAAAACAGAATTTGATGTAAGAGTTTTAGTTTTAAATAATACTGTCATTGCGTCAATGCGTAGGGATGTTGTTGAAGGTGACTTTAGATCAAATGCTACACAAGGTGCAAAAGTAAAACCATTTAAACTAACTAAACTAGAAGAAGATCAATGTATTCATGCCGCTAAATCAATAGGTGGTATTTTTAGTGGTGTAGATTTTATACCATCAAAAGATAGAGAAAATCAAAAACCTTTTTTTCTAGAAGTAAATCATTCACCTGGTACAGAGGGTATTGAAGAAGCGACTGGTAAAAATATTTCAAAAATTATACTACAACATTTTTTAGATAAAAACAAAAGACATACTGTGCCTAGAGATTGTGGATTTTTAGAAACAGTTTATATAAAACCATGGGGTCCTATTATTGCAAAGTTTGATACAGGTAATTCATCTTTACCAGTTATACATGGTGATGATATAGAATTGAAAGGCCGAACAGTATCATTTACATTATTTGATAAACGAGTTAGTTTGCCACACGTTAAAACAATGAAAGTCAATTTAGGTGGATTAAGAGATTACTCAGAGGAAAGACATACGGTAAAACTAGATATGGATTTTGCTGGTAAGATATATAAAGATGTAGAATTTACTGTTGATGATAGACGCAACAGAACCAGGATTCTTCTCAATCGTAATATAATGAGAAGACTTAACGTTATCGTAGACCCACAAAGAAAGTATATGATAACCACTAAACTAGAGGTAAAGGAAAATGAATAGACTTTTATTATTACAAGCATTGAAATCACATGCCCAAGGACAAATAGACAAACATAAGGCAAACGTAGAAGTTTACCTTAACAATACCACAGGTATTGGCGAGCACTCAGATATTGTTGAAACAATAGAAAAAGAAGTAGATAAGATTGCTCACTATGACGATCAACTAGAAGTTATACAAAAATATTTTGATAAAGCTTGACTTTCTAGTCAACTTGTGATATAATATATCTTTATTATGCGATTTTATACGAATGTATCGCCGTATGGCGACAACTTATTAGTTAGAGGTTTTGAGAACGGTGAAAGATTTGAAGACCGTATATCATGGACACCTAGATTATATTTACCTACGAGAGGGCAATCAAAGTATAAATCGTTAGACGGTTTACAACTTGCACCTAAGACATATAAGTCAATCAAAGAAGCAAGAACAACTATCAAACGATATGAAGACCATGATAATTTTATTCATGGTACTGATAGATTTCAATATCAATATATTTCAGACGCATATCCTGGCATTGTAGATTATGAGAGAGAAAAACTTCGTATCTACACTATTGATATTGAGGTTACTGCTGAACAAGGTTTTCCTAATGTAAATCAAGCCGTAGAAGAAATGATTTGTATTACTGTAAAAGATCATAATACAAAAAACATTTTAGTTTGGGGTCTTGTAGATTTTGAAGTTAAACAAAAGAATGTACATTATGTTAAATGTAAAGGTGAAAAAGATTTACTCATACAATTTCTAAAATTTTGGCACAAATATCCACCTGATATTATCACAGGTTGGAATAGTAAATACTTTGACATACCTTATCTTGTTAATAGAATGAAAAAGATAATAGGTGAAAGTGCTGTAAAAAGATTATCGCCTTGGAATCTTATTGACGAAGATACTGCTTACGTTAGAGGTAAGTCACAAACATTTTTTAGATTAATGGGTGTTGCACAACTTGATTATCTACAACTCTATACAAAATTTACAATTAAAATGCAAGAGAGATATACACTTGATCATATTGCATTTGTAGAACTTGGTGAACGTAAAGATGAAAACCCCTACGATACTTTCAAAGAGTGGTATCAACAAGATATACAATCATTCATAGAATATAATATTGTTGACGTTGAACTAGTTGATAAACTAGAAGATAGATTACAACTTATTGATTTGACTTTAGGTACAACTTACAATGCAAAAGCAAACTACGAAGATATATTTTCACCTGTTCGTATTTGGGATACTATTATTTACAACGACTTATTAAAGTATGACATAATTATTCCTATGCGTGATATGAGACCTAAAGAACATAAAGAAGAACTTATAGGTGCATTTGTAAAAGAACCACAAGTAGGGTTTCATGATTGGGTTGTTTCTTTTGATTTGAACTCACTATATCCTCACTTGATTATGCAATATAATATTTCGCCTGAAACAATGTTTCCTGAAAAGAGACCTGTTAATCAAGAAGACTTACTCAATAAAAGAATAGATACAAGCGATGGTAATTGTTTAGCGGCTAATGGGGCAATGTTTAAAAGAGATAAACAAGGTATGTTGCCTAGAATTATACAGAAAGAATATGATGATAGGGTTACTTTCAAAAAGAAAATGTTAGAAGCACAACAACAATATGCTAATACTAACGACAAGAAGTATGAAAAACTTGCAAGAAAATATCACATAATACAACACTCTAAAAAGATTGCGTTGAATAGTGCCTACGGTGCGATAGGTAATCGATACTTTAGATTTTATGATCATAGACAGGCAGAGGCAGTAACACTATCAGGTCAGTTGAATATTAAATGGATTGAAATGAAACTAAATGCATACTTTAATAATTTGTATAAAACAAATAAGAAAGATTATATTATTGCTTCTGACACAGACTCAGTTTATATTAACATGGCACCTTTAGTAAAGTTAACAGGTGCAACAGATAAAACAAAAATAGTAAAAGCACTTGATATGTTTTGTAGTGATAAAATAGAACCTTACATTGAAAAATGTTATGCAGAATTAGGTGAATACATGAATGTATTTCAAAACAAGATGGTCATGAAACGAGAAGTTATTGCTGACAAAGGTATCTGGACTGCTAAGAAAAGATATATTCTCAATGTGCATAACTCAGAGGGTGTACAATACAAAGAACCCAAATTAAAGATTATGGGTATCGAGGCCGTAAAAACATCAACACCTTTACCTTGTCGAGAAAAGATGAAAGAAGGTTTTAAAGTTATTATGAATGGTGATCAAAAAGAAATGAAAGAATTTATTGTAAACTTTCGTAGAGATTTTGAATTATTAACACCTGAAGAAATAGGTTTTCCTAGAAGTGTTAATGGCACTGGCAAGTATAAAGATGAAACATCTATTTACAAGAAGGGCACACCTATGCATGTTAAAGGTGCATTAATATATAATCATTTACTTAAACAACATAAACTAGAACACAAATATCCTAAGATAATGAATGGCGATAAAGCACGATTTGTTCATTTAAGAAAAAACAAATGGAACGTTAATGTTATTACTTTTGTTTCTAAGTTACCTAAAGAGTTTGATATGCATGGTCTTATAGATTACGAACATCAATTCAACAAAGCATTCATGGAACCTTTTAGATTTATTCTTGACGCAATAAGATGGAAGATTGATGCTTCTGATAGTAATACTGTAGAGGACTTTTTTGCATGATAGATTTTACACCTTATTTAAATGATGTTAAGTTGCCTGTTATGAATAAAGAACAATTTCAATTTGTTACAGAAAAATATGGTAAAGAAAAATTTAGAGAAGACTTGGCCGAATATATTTCTATTCATCGCCCACCTTTTCCTTTTAAGAATATATCTAAACAAGATATGATAACAAATTTTCTTGACTTGAAAGCATTTGATACGAGTAAGAATATAAAGGCAAAGAGTGATATACAGAAAACTGTATTTGAAAAATATAAAGATTACAAATATTCTTTTGATGAATATGGTTTAGGTTTGATAGAAGGTACAAGTGCATATAGTACAGTTTCGAATTACTTTATGCAAGAGTTACGATTGAATTGTGGTAGTTATGGTTTTAGAGCACCTGCTGAAGTATGGCAAAATGGTAATGCAAAAGATATATGGCGTTGTTTTGGTCCTATATGGCGTGGTATTAACGAAAAGAAAATACTAGATGAAAAAGTTTACATGAGTGCATTTAGATTAGGTACATATATTGCAACACAATTTAAACCTGTTGTTGCAAAGGCAATATATGATTTAACAAACGCAAATAAAGTTTTAGATACAAGTTGTGGTTGGGGTGATAGACTTGCAGGTTTCTATACATCTAATGCAAAAGAATATATTGGTTGTGATCCTAATCCTAATACATTTGAGTTATATAAAAAACAAGTTACTGAATATGAAAAAATATTAGGTAATAATATACTCAGTATTAAAGAAGATAAAAATAGATTTACTATCAATGCCTCAAAAAGAGTTACAATATATAGATGTGGTGCTGAAAATTTACCTTGGGATGACATAAACAATATTGATTGTTCGTTTACAAGTCCACCTTATTTCTCTACAGAGGAATATAATAAAGGCGGTGAACATCAAGAAGATCAATCATGGGCAAAGTTTAACGAGTATGATAGATGGCGTGACGATTTCTTTTTACCTGTAAGTGAGAACTGTATTAATAAATCTAGACATACACTTATCAATATAATGGATCCTCAAATAAAAGGTAAAAGATATAGAACAGGTGATGAGATATGTGATAAGTATAACGAGAAGTTTAAAGGTCAAATAGGCATGAGAATAATGCAACGACCTAAAAGTGACAAATTGTTCAAAGATGAACAAGAGAAAAAAGAATTTATGAATAATATATTCATAGAAAACATATGGTATTTTTCTAACGAAAATACTGATTTATTTAAAAAAACAACATTAGATGAATTTTTTGCTTGATTTTATGAGAGGAGTGTGATATAATGAAAGAAATAATGGAAAAACTAGATCAACAAAACTTGACAGCAGTAGATTGTCAAACTATAATAAAAATAATACAGGCTGCCCTACAACGAGGTTCTATTCGTGCTGAAGAATGTACAACAGTAGGTAGAATGTATGAGAAACTAAACTTTACAATGCAGAAATTAAATAAGGAGAACGAAGATGCCGGACTTTCTAAAACAGATAATTAAAGAAACAGGAAATGAATATGCTTCACTAGTAAGTGAAGGTGTTGAAGCAGGTGATGTAGATACATTTATTGATACAGGTTCATATCATTTTAATGCTTTACTATCAGGAAGTATTCATGGCGGTATACCATCAAATAAGATAACTGCTATCGCAGGTGAAAGTGCAACAGGTAAAACTTTCTTTGTATTAGGTATGTGTAAAACTTTTCTAGATAATAATCCTGATGCAGGTGTTATTTACTTTGAAAGTGAAAGTGCATTAACAAAACAATTAATTGAAGAGCGAGGTATTGATAGTGAACGAATGGTCATTATGCCTGTCACAACAGTACAAGAATTTAGAACACAGGCATTAACTGTGTTAGACAAATATGCTGAACAAAATGAAGCAGATAGAAAACCTATCTTATTAGTCTTAGATAGTTTAGGTATGTTGTCAACTACAAAAGAAGTAGAAGATACAGCAGACGGTAAAGAGACTAGAGATATGACTAGAGCACAAGTATTGAAAGCCGCATTTAGAGTATTAACTTTAAAACTAGGTCGTACAAAAGTACCAATGGTTATAACTAATCACACATATGATGTTGTAGGTGCATATATGCCTATGAAAGAAATGGGTGGTGGTTCTGGTTTGAAATATGCCGCTTCAACAATTGTGTATCTATCTAAGAAAAAAGAAAAAGAAGGCACAGAGGTTATAGGTAATATCATACATTGTAAAACTCAAAAATCTAGATTGTCAAAAGAGAACATGATGATTGATGTGAGATTACGATATGAAACAGGTTTAGATAAATATTATGGTTTACTAGACTTAGCAACTAAGTATGGTATCTTTAAACAAGTTTCAACAAGAATAGAACTACCAGATGGTTCTAAACAATATGCAAAAAGTATTTACGCTGATCCAGAAAAATACTTTACTGACGATATACTAAAACAAATAGACGAAGCAGCAAAAAAAGAATATAGTTATGGCAATTCCGAAGTATAGTTATCAACAAAATCCTCAAAATCAATTAACAGGATTTAAAATAGAAGAAGGTAATTATAAAGATGTCATATACACATATGGAAAAGTTTCGCCTATTGAAGAAAATGAAAAGTTAAGACTTAAATTTGAATATAATGTACATGAGAATCCTAATAAGTGTGACACGGATTCAAGTGACTTTATAAACGTAATGGGTGATATTTTAGCAATCGAAGTAGAGAAGGATAACAATGGTAACAGCGGAACGAATAGAGAAGACGACACTCAAAAATCTTCTACATAACGAAGATTATATAAGAAAGGTTTTACCTTTTCTTAAATCTGAATATTTTGACGATAGACATGAGCGTATTGTATTCACAGAGATACGAAAGTTTGTTGATCAATATAATAAGAGACCTACCAAAGAAACTCTACAAATTGACTTAGGTAAACGTAAAGACTTAAACGAAGATGAGTTTAAGAAAATAGTTGATTTAATCTCTACACTTAATAAAGAAGATATAGACCTAGACTGGTTAGTTAATACTACAGAAAAGTTTTGTAAAGACCGTGCCATACACAATGCTGTGATGAACGGCATACATATATTAGATGGTAAAGATAACAAACAAACACCTGAAGCAATACCTGAAATCTTGCGTGACGCATTATCTGTTTCTTTCGATAATGCTGTGGGGCATGATTATTTACTTGATATAGATAAAAGATTTGACTACTATCACAAAAAAGAAACTAGAATACCTTTTGATCTAGACTACTTCAATAAAATTACAAAAGGTGGTTTGCCTACAAAAACATTAAACGTTGCTCTTGCCGGTACCGGTGTGGGTAAAACTTTGTTCATGTGTCATCAAGCGGCGGCCGCTTTATCACAAAACAAAAATGTATTGTATGTTACTATGGAAATGGCAGAGGAACGTATTGCGGAAAGAATAGACGCAAACTTACTTAACATATCTATGGAAGATTTAGCAATGTTAAACAGAAAATTGTTTAACGATAAGATTACTAATCTACAAAACAAAACAACCGGTACATTAATTATTAAAGAATATCCTACTGCTTCTGCTCATACAGGACATATAAGAACATTAGTAAATGAACTAGCACTTAAACGAACATTTAAACCTGATATTATCTTTGTCGATTATATCAATATATGTGCAAGTGCAAGATTTAAACCTGGCAGTAATGTCAACAGTTATACCTACATCAAAGCGATTGCTGAAGAAATGCGTGGTCTTGCTGTCGAGTTAGATTTGCCTATTGTGACCGCAACTCAAACAACGAGAACCGGTTTCGTTAGTACAGACATTGGTCTAGAAGACACCTCAGAAAGTTTTGGATTACCTGCTACGGCAGATTTCATGTTTGCCTTGATATCTAGTGAAGAACTAGAACGTGCTGGGCAAATGCTTGTTAAACAATTAAAGAACAGATATAACGACCCTACACTTAATCGTAAGTTTATTATTGGTGTAGATAGGTCGAGAATGAAACTATTTGATATTGAACAAGCCGCACAAAACTTAATACAACCAGAGGAGCAAAAATATGTCGAACATAACGCTAAAGACAAAGAAACGGAAGAGAAGTACAAAGACTTCAACTTCTAGAAACAAATTAGTCTATGAGATAGAGACTAAAAAAGAAAATCGTAAGTATAAGTTTCAAGTCTTAGAACATTATAATGGCAATACTCAAATTGTCAGTAGATTTGATTTCAAAGATCAGGCAAAAGAATTTGCAGAATTTCACAATAAAAATCAAGTATGGTTGGTAAATGGGGGTATTCCTAAACATCTTTGTATAACCTAAGATAATGCTTGACTAAATAGTTACTTTAGTATATAAATGGGAGTAATGATGAGGTTTCAAGACTTTAGAGACAATTTAAACGAAGCAAAATTAAAAGCAGAGGACTACGAGGCAGCCATAGTTATTGGTTGGCATAAAAACAACGGAAAGAAATTTGATCTTTCTACATCTGGTATTAACCCTGCTACTTATAAAATGTTGCAAAAAGAGAAGGCAGCATTGAAATCTGGCGAACTAATCGCAAAAGCAATAGCAAAACATTTTGGTAATAAGAACGCAAAAGCAGAACAGTATGGTCGTGCTAAATCTTCACTAACTAAATTTTGGTCTTCATACGGTGCGACAGACACTACTCCTAAAACAGATATACTCATAGGCAATAAAAGACTATCTCTAAAGATAGGTATGGCACAATTGATGTCAGGTGGTAAATCAGAAAGTACCGCAACATTCTATGCAGCATTAAAGGCAACACCTTCATTAAAAAAATCAAAAGAGTTTCAACAAGCAAATAAAACTTTCGAGTCCTTTGTTACATCTACACTTGCACCTGGTAAGTTAAGACCTATTATTAAGAAAGGTGATAATCCAGTTGTCAATGCGGCAGAAAAAGCACACAAAGATTGTATGAGAGATTTAGGTGCTTTATTTGAAAAATCAGAAAAGTTTAAGATTGCATTTGCTCGAGAAGCAATGTCAGGTTACGAAAAGTATGGTAGTGGTAGTAATAGTGCGGCAGAATTTATGGTTGTTGCTAATCATGCAGGTACATCAGTTTCAATACAAAGAGTTGATGATGACAAGTATTGTAAAAAGATTGCAAACTCAATGAAACTACAAGCAAGATTTAAAACAAGTGGTAGAGTTGTAAAGAAACAAAAAACTGGCGAATATAATTTTTGGTCAGTTGTATCATTAATAGTTGATAGTATGGCACAAAAAGAAGAAGTAGCATTTAGTGAAGGTATACTTGATACAATAAAAAGTAAAGTTAAAGGTTTCTTTAGTGGCATATATGCAAAAGCAAAAAGTTACATACAAACAGGTGTAAGTAAATTAATGAAATTTTTAGGTGCAACACCTGATGTAGAAGTTAAGAGGTTCATAAAATTTTAATGTTATTAGTAGAAGATAAAAATACACACTTAGAACATTTAGAAGATGATATCATCAATAATGGTTTTGATGGTGGTAAAAATGCAATTGCTTTCTTAGAAGCATTGAATGAATTACTATCAGGTCACTCACAGAAAAAAGTTAATCTAACTGTGAAGTGGGATGGTGCACCTGCTATTGTTGCAGGTCCTAGTCCTGAGAATGGTAAGTTTTTTGTAGGAACTAAATCTGTATTTAACAAAACACCTAAGATTAATTATTCAGTACAAGACATAAGAAATAATCACGAAGGACCAGTTGCAAATATTTTAAGAGAGTGTTTACAATATCTTTCTACTTTAGGTATGAAAGAAATACTACAAGGTGATTTGATGTTTACTAACTCTACTAAAAAGAAAACATCATATAAAGACCCAACAGGTAAACAAGAAGCAATGATATCGTTTCAACCTAATACAATAGTTTATATGGTGCCAGAGAGTACACCTTTTGGTAAAAAGATAAACAGTAGTAAGTTAGGTATTGTATTTCATACGACTTATAAAGGTAAAGATTTTAAATCATTAAAGGCAAGTTTTGGTGCTAATGTTTCTAAATTAAGAAGATCACCTAATGTATGGTTTGATGACGCAAGTTATAAAGATGTATCAGGTAACACATTGATGACACTAGGTGAAAGTCAACAATTACAAAAGACTATTAATATGGCGTCAGGTTCATTAAAGAAGTCAAAAGAAATGTTAAATAAAATTAAAACAGAAAAGAATACTTTGTCTGTAGGTGTACAGTTAAAAACATATCTTAATTCGTTTATCAGAGCCGCAACAGATTTACCAAGTACAAAAGAAACAGCAAATAAGTTTAGAGAGTTTTACAAAGAGAGAACACAAAAAGAAATTGATAGTGTTAAGACAGATAAGGCAAAAGACAAATATAAAACAATACAAGACACAGGTTTAAAATTTATTGACAATCATAATGAAAGTGTTTACTTTGCCTGTGCAACATATAAAACATTACAAACAGCAAAAGGTGTAATTATATCAAAACTAAACAAAGCAAAAAGTATTGGTACATTTAAGACAACACCTAATGGTTTACAGGCAACAAATCCAGAAGGTTATGTTGCAGTAGATAAAAAAGGTAAAGCAGTAAAACTTGTAGATAGAATGGAGTTTAGTATTCAAAACTTTACGGCTGCAAAGAATTGGGAAAAAGGTTAATGGAACTAGAAAGATTTTTAATCAAAGAAGGTCTGTATGACCCAGGTATTTTCAAGGCATTTTTTCTTGCAGGTGGTCCTGGTTCTGGTAAGACTTATGTTAATCAAAGAATAACACCAGGTCTAGGATTAAAGAATGTTAATTCAGATATAGCATTTGAAAACGCATTAAAGAAAGCAGGTCTATCTTTAGACATGCCACCTAGTGAAGAAGAAAAAAGAGATATAGTAAGAGCAAAAGCAAAAAGATTAACAGGTAAACAATTAACCATGTATCTAAGAAATAAATTAGGTTTAGTCATTGATAGTACCGCAAGAGACTTTGCAAAGATAGAAGTTGCAAAAGCAGCACTTACAAGAAATGGTTACGATAGTTATTGTATTTTTGTAAATACAAGTTTAGATGTCGCAATGGCAAGAAATGCGGCTAGAGAGAGAACAGTACCAGTTGACATTGTGAAAAAAAATCATGAAGAGGTACAACAAAATATAGGTAAGTTGCAAAGATTATTTGGCATGAAAAACTTTATTGTTATTGACAATAATAAAGCAAATGATAAGATACTGGATAAAGCATATAAAATGATTAAAAAATTAGTCAAACAACCAGTTTCTAGTTATTATGCCAAAAAATGGATGAGACAAGAATTAGAAAAGAAACAAGCAGCATTTGAAGCAAGAAACTATGCACAGGAATATGAGAGATATCATAAAAGACCAGAACAGATTGCCAGACGATCTTCTAGAAATAAAGCACGAAGGGCTATGGGTGATAAGGCAGTAAAAGGATTAGATGTAGGACACAAAGATAATGATCCTATGAACAATGATCCAGATAATCTTAGAAATGAAGACCCAACAATTAATCGTAGAGAACCAAGACTTAGAGATAAAGTTATTACAAAGGAGAACAAAATGAGCGAAGAAGATTTTTATGATCCTATTACTGAAGCATGTTGGACAGGTTTCAAAC